CGTTTTCCATAATAGCGTGCCATAAAATAGCACGACCTGTAATACAGCTAAGACCAAAGACAATACAGTCTTCAACTTCTCCATGATGTTTTTTAAGATCATATAAATACTCTCTTCTTATTTGTGCATAAGTTGGTGGTATGTTTGCGTTTAAATATGCCATTCATTATTTATACACTTTTTTTAAAACATGTCATCAGGTTCATCGGATATATCGCCCCAGTTATCTCCAACTTCATAATCTACTTTATTAGGAACTTTTAATTCAACACATCCTTCCATTATTTCTCTAATCTTTTTAGCTTGTTCTTCAGACTCTACAGAAATATCTAACTCATCATGTAATTGTATTAAAGGTGTAATACCTTCAGACCGTAAATCAACCATTGTTTTCTTTGTCATATCAGCGGCTGATCCTTGTATTAATTTATTTAAAGCCTTGTATGTAAAAGCTCTTCTTATCCCTGGTCCGTGTTCCTTGATTGCATCTTCATGTTTCAAGGGTTTATGTACACCAAAATAGTTTGGTTCCCATAAATTAAATCTACATCTACGTCCTAACAGAGTTCTTATTTTACCAGAATCTTGTGCTCTATTCATGACTTGTTGAATCAATTGTTTTACAAATGGAACTCTTTGATGGTATTGTTTTAATACTTTCCCTGCATCTTCATCATTATAACCAAGTGAGTTTGCTAATTTAGCTTTACCCATTCCATAGAATAAACCAAGATTAATTGTTTTAGCTTCAGATCTCTCTATATCTGCTATTTTAGCTACAATTTCATGAAAATCTGCCTGTCCTTTTTCATAAGATTCTGCAATAGAAGCTACTCCAAGGACTCCAGGCGTGCTTAAAGCAAAATGCACCACCAGCCTAGGTTCTTGTTGAGAATAGTCAAAACAACCCCACTTATGGCCCTTCTCAGGTACAAATATAGACCTAACTCCATTACCTATATCCGTATAGTTTGGAATCTGTTGTAGGTTTGGATTAGAGTAAGATAATCTCCCTGTAACAGTGCCTCCAAAGTCTCCTTTTAACTGGTGTATATCAGAGTGTATTCTACCATTATGAACAAACTTTTTTAAGGAGTCTACAAAAGTGTTTCTTAACTTGTCTGCTTCTCTTGCACTATTGATAGCTCTTAAAACAGGGTCCTTGTGGTTCTTTAAATAATTTTTTGTAAATGAAGGTTTGCCAGTTTTCTCTGTTCTATCAAAATCATTTATATTTCTAGCAATACATGCTTTTTCAATACTAGCTGCAGCCCACACTTCAGGATAAAATCCTATCTCTTCGTGAACTCTTTTCATGTAGGCATCATAATTTTTTTGTAATGTAGATTCTACCTTTTGAATTTGATCTTCATCTACCCTTACCCCTTTTAATTTCATATCTAACAAACATGGAAATACTTGTTGCTCCAATTCTACGATTGCATGTAAGTCTTGTGCGTTTATTTCTTTTTTAAATTCTTGCCACAAAGCTAAAGTTATTTCAGCATCTTGTTCAGCATATTCACCTACGTACATCGCAGGTAACTTGTACATTTCTGCTTTGGGATCAACACCCCATTCTTTTGCAGCTTCTTTTAATGCAGTTTCATTTTTACCCATACCAACATAATCATTTGCAACAGAGTTTAAATCATATCTAAATCTATTTTCATCAACTAACGATGCAACTACCATCGTATCTACAACTGTTCCGTGAGTCTTGAGCCCTAGTCTGTGAATCCAACACATATCATAAATAGCATTGTGAAATATTTTTAATGAATCTGTTTTTAAAACATCTGCAAACCAATCAAGAACTTGTTTTCTATTCATGTTAGGTCCTGCTTCGTGAGCTATTGGAAAGTATCCGGCCCAGTCTTTTACAGCAACAGCTATTCCAACTACGTCACCTTCGTTTCTTGTTGATGAAGATCCTCTTGTTTTTAAATCTGGATCTTTTGTTTCTAAGTCGATTGAGATCTCATCATACTTTGATAAATCTGGAAAGTGCTCTGGCTCTGTCCAATCTGTATGTTGTTTAAATAGTGTTTTCATTATTCCTCTTTGGTTCATAGATATGTTTTTCTTCTATAATATTATTTAGTTTTTGTTTGTTACTAAATGCATATAGAGCTGCTTTGTAATCATATGGAAATATTTCCCAACTTATTTCTCTATGACCTTCTAGATTTGGATAAATTTCCAATCTATATGTATGGCTTTTTATTTTTACTATTCTATTTATTGGTTTACTTCTCATCTTTCAGTCTTTTTATTTCTAATTCACAATAGTGAATTATTTTCTCTAAGTCTTTTACCTTATCCTTCTCAATATATCTACAAACATATTTCACGACGTTTCCTTGAAAAAACGTAAGACCATTTTTTGAAATAAATTCATAGGGTTGAATCGGAAAAAATTTATAATGTGATCCTCCGACTTGTTTATCTTGAGGAAATGCATCCTCTAACATATTTTTGTCTGTCATTTTTTACTCCTTTTTATTGTAAAAATTGTCTTGTTAGTAATGGAAAAACATTTTTTTGACTGTGTTGATAAATCATTAAATGTTTTCTTGGTCTTGATGTAGCAACGTATGATACTCTAGTTTCTTCATCTTCTTGTTTTCTACTACCACTGTTGTATGATTTTAAAGAGTTTGGTCCCCAATTAGAGTCTACAATTACTAAATCAGCTTCCATGCCTTTTACAGAATGAATTGGAGCAATCTTTATATTACTTTCTAATCCAGGATCTCTTTCCCAACAAGTTCTCAAGTATTCATTTAAATGATTGTTATCTCTAAACAAAACACTGTCTGTCTCAAACTTTAAAATTTCAAACCATTTACAATTTTTATCTCCTTGAAAATAATATTTGTCTCTTATGTCTTCAAAACTTAAATATAAATCTGGATCTTGTAGTTCTGGTGGTTGTGTATCAGCATGTTCTAATGCACCTTTCTTTCCATACTCTATTAATCCTGGTTGTAACTTCTTAACCATTTTTAAATATTGTCTTCCTTGTACAACCCCACCTGATTTTAAAGTATCCCAAGCTTTAATTAATTCTTTCCTGTCTTCTTGGTCAAAGATGGTTCTAAAAGAAGTACCCCTGTCGTGTGCATAATTTTTTTCTCTAAATATAAGACCGTAGTCTATGCAAAATTGTTTAAATTTTTGTGCAATAGCATTTGTTCTAGCACACATTATAACATCTGATTTTGAATCAATATTGTTTGCTAAGACCCTTAGTGAATCAATAAAACCAAAACTTCCTTCTTTGTTTGGATCACATTCAAATTTTGTACCTAATCTATGTTGTATCTCCCCTTGTATTTTCATTACAACTTTGTACACAGCAGGAGGTAATCTATATGTTTTGGGTAAAGACCTTACACATTCTTTTTTACAAGGCCACTTTTGAAATATTTTAGCATCAGATCCTTTCCAACCGTAGATAGATTGATCATCATCCCCTACAAGGACTAACTCTTCTGTGTTCCTAGCTATTTTTGATATCACTTGCCATTCTAATTTAGATAAATCTTGTGCCTCATCTACCAATACAAGTTTGTATGGTTTAAATTCAATATTTTTTACTAAAGATTTTTCTAACATGTCATCAAAATCCATCATCTGATAATGATTTTTAAATCTTGTAAAATTTTTATGCACATAACTTATCTCAGGTCTTTTAAATCTTACTCTAGAATAACTAGGGTCTTCATCGTAAAAATGAAAAATTCTTTGTAAAGGGTCCTTTACTATTTTATACTCACCATTAATCTTTAAAGCTTTTTCAAAACCTAATGAGTGTTTTGCTAGACCAATAAGATTCATGATAGCTCCAAATTTTTTATCGTGTTCTTCTGTCCATCCTACTGCAATAAGATCAGTTCCATCATAATTGGTATCTGCTAGTTTAGGCCAATTATCTGGATCAGTTTTTATTAAATCTTTAAATGTTCTTTTGGCACTTTCATTAAATATTGCAAATTGACTTAAATGATCCTTACAAAATTTATGTATTGTTTTTATAGATTCTGCTTGTTTTTCAGTTAGAAATAAAGATAATGTTTTATCATTTATTGCTCTGTCCTGTAAATTTTCTACTGTAGCTTTTGCAAAACCTATCATTAAAACTTGATCAAAGTGCATACCATTTTCAAAATTTCTTTTTAACATTTTTAATATTTCAGTTGTTTTACCACAACCAGGACCACCTAATATTTTATAACGTCTTTTATAAAACCTATCTGCTTTAGTAATCATTCTCTTGTCTTTCTGTTTTAAAATTTAATATATCTTGTTCTACTTC